CATATAAGGATTATCTTCTTCAAAAGCTCTTAGCTGTTTTCGAGAAGTTGTAATAGCATCAGTCCAGTTCTCAGCTTCGCCTGTCAACAAACGTACAGTAGCATCTAGTTCATCACCAACGCCTACAGCAGACTCAACAAAGTCTACAATCCCTGATCTAACAGAGCTATATTCTTCAACCTCTGTTTCTTCAGGCTCACGCTCATACCAAGGAACGTATGCAGAATCAGGAACAGACTCACCAGCACCGTATTCGTACCATTCTTTAGCCATGATTTACCTCAAAGTAAGCTGACAATTTGATCGTTAGTAGCGCCTAAAGCTTTTAAGCTATCAATTATTTGCTTATCTGTTTGACCCCTTGCTCTAGCCGCCTGCACAGCCTGTTTAGAAATAGGCTCAATAAACTTAGGGGCTTCTTCCTCTTGTTCTTCCTGCTCAGGTTCTTCGCCACGCAAAGAAGCTAACTGTGCTTTTGTAGCATTTAACTTAGCACTGTGAGCATCGTTTAGTTTATCTTGCTCTTCTACCGCAGCTTTCTTTTGAATGTCTTGCTTTCTTGCAGGAGTCAACTCGTCAAACTCTCGACCATAATCACGTATAGCAAGCGTATTCTGCGTTGCTATAATATCGTTTCTATTAGGAGTTCCCGGACCGCTTGATACAAGATCAGCAATGTCACTTTCAAGACCGGCAATAGTGTTTTGTTCACGACCAACTTTGCTTATAACATACCTGTTTATAAGATCTTCAGCTTCGTCAATTAGATTAGCCGCTTTTTTTCTAGCAAGTGTGTTAGTCCAAGTACCGTTAGTTCTATAGCGCTCTTGTTCATCCTCTGCCGCAGATAGCTTATCTTCTACAATACCTGCTATTTCTTCAGGGACACCCTTTAACCTGTCTCTAACAGGCTTTACTTCACCTGCCACGTCATAACCTCGTTCTTTAATACGACGATCTCTTTCTTGCTTATCTAAAATAAACTGTTGTTGAAGAGAAGAAAATTTCTTAATAGCCTCAGCGTTTTCTTCGTCGCTTGCTAACATTCTATCTGTAGCGGCTTGTAAAGCATCTAGATCTTTTATCTGAAACAATGTCTGAGAATATTGTCGTGTTTGTGCATCGCGTCGAGCAACGTCTTCTGCTTTGTTTAGCTGTCTAGCTTCAACAATAACGTCTTCAAACATACCATCAAACTGAGTAAGATCTATATTAGGATTAGCCTGTTGTATTTTAGACATCTCCTGTTTCATTTTAGCTATAGTAGCCTGTTTATCCTCATCTGATAACTGCCTGTTTCTTTGTACAGCAAGTGCAGCATTTTTAAGATTGTTCAGCTCTGTCTTAGCAGTAATAGTTTTTTGAGTTTTATCTTGCTCACGCACAGACGCACCAACTCTAGCAAGAGACTTTCTAATCTCATCTGCTTGTTCAGGATTTTGTTGCATCAACGCAGTGTAAGATCCAACAGCTTCTTTGTACATTTCAGGAGTAAGCTCGCCAGCCAAAGCACTTTGTTCTAAACCAAACAAACCTTTCTGCAAAGAGGCTGCTTGTCTTTCTTCACGTCTACGACGAGGCGCACTTGCTATATCTTGAGCAGCAGTAAACAACCCCTGAGTAAACGCTGGCTGAGTAGCAGCCTGTACAAAACTTCTACCAAATCTAGCCATGATTAGTCTCTCCCAAACAGTCCAGCCAACAGACCAGTACCAGCAGCGCCTAACAAGTTAGCCTGTCCTAACGCTGAACCAAGAAGCGCATCAATACCTGACGCAGTAGCTTCACCAAATAACCCTGTACCGTACAGCTGAGCTTGTTGTTGCGCCGCCGCAGCAGTCTGACCGGGGGCTAGTGCCGACAACATCTGAGCTTGAGGTACATAACCAGCACCTAAGTACTGTTGACCCAATGCAGCCTGTTGTGCCTGTTCAGCCTGAGCTTGTTGCATAGCACCTAGCATAGCTCTGTTACGTGCTTCTTCCTGCGCTTGTGCCAATGCAAACTGCTCTGGTGCGCCACCAAACTGTGCTGTACGTACACCAAGACGACCTTGACCTGCTAAACGCTCCTCTAACGCAAGACGCTGACGTTCCTCTTCAGGGGACATTGTGGCTCTCATACGCTCATAAATAGCAGCTTCACGGTCACCAGTAGGCATAGCAGCTTGCTGAAAGAACTGACCAGCACCGCCAAACATTTGCTGTTGGAAAGCTTGCTCTTCAGGCGACAACGCCATTGTGTACTGACCTTCAGGACCAGCCATAAACTGACCACCTGTAGCGGTAGTAACAGTATACGGCCTAAAACCTGCTTGTTCGATTTGTCGTTGAGCAAGTTCCTCTCCAAGCCCTAGTCCACGCTCACCTATGTCACCTAAGCGATTGTAAGCAGAACCTAGAAGACCTAAAGCGGCAGCACCGCCAAGAGCTTCTCCTGCACCTATACCTAAAAGATCTCGAAAGAACTCATCCATTATAAATCTCCAGTGTTAAACCGTTTTGCCTACCAAGGCTAGTATGTTAATTTCTTGTAGTGATAGTGCGTTACCATCAATGTCAGCCTCTAGGCCAACAACAACAGTAGACCCACTGCCTGTTGCGTTAAGTGCTTTACGTACCACCTGCTGTGTAGTACCTGAATACTCATCAATGTTAAACTTAGCTACGTTAAACTCAGCACCAGCACCAGCAGAAGGCACGTTAAAAGCTACACTTCTATATGTCTTGTCAAAGTCGTAAGCAAACTTAATTGACGCTACTTCACCACTAGCACCGATAATAGTAGGCTTAATCTTTTTGATAAACTTAAGCTTTGATGCGTCACCAAACGTAAGACTAGGACTGTAGTACTTAAATCTAAACGACTCACCGTTGTCTTGGTAGCCTTTGTACTCGCTGATACCTTGATCACTGCCTATATATAACTTACCGTTTTGTAGACGCTCATATGCACTAAACACAGAAGAAGGCCAGCGTGTTACTCGTAAAGATCCATCCTCTAACGCACCACGAAGATCAAAGCAGTACGTAGTAGATTGACCTACAAATGTCAACAAGTAGAAGTTTTCTTCTGGGCTGTAAACTGTACGATAAAAACTGTTCTCGTCCTGTATTAAACTAATTAAGTCTTTAGTAATAGTTTTAGACAACGTACTGATAGGCATGGACTTTTCTTGTATTGTTCTGCCAAAGCTACGCAGTCCAGTATGTGATAAGAACAACACATCAGTACCCGTATGTTGGATAGTGTCTCTATCTACACACCCAACACCTGCTACAGTATCAGCCAGTGTCATGCTTGCTGGCGTCTCTGCGCCTTGGTAGACAACAATGCTGTGCTGTCCAAAGATAATAAGCAGTCCGTTGTGTGCGGCTAAAGCAACAATCTCGTCGTAGCCATCAGGCCATACTTTAGAGATATCAATGCTACCGCTTGTGCCGCCAGACCAGTGAAGACCGTTTAGCAAGTCAGACCAGTAAATAGTAGACTTATCAGTAGTAAAGTCAGCAGTCCAAAGACGACCATAGGCAGCAAGAACTTCATTACCGTACATAGTAGAAACAACACCATTAGAGTGCGTATGATCACTCATAGCTTCTACAGCCCCTGAAGTGTTGTCGTACACTAAAGGTTCGTATCCTCGTTGAAACATATAGATACGGTCATTGAAGTTAACAATCTTCCAGTTGTCAGCAGTAATGCTGTAACCACTAGGAGTTTCATCTACCAGTGTTGTAGTACCGCTAAGGATCTTGTTATTACCTACAGAAAAGATCTCAGTGTTACCACCGCTGTCTCTAAATTCTGCAATAGCACGTACAGGCTCATAGACATCTGGATTAGGTGTAGTGTTAAGAAGCTCTGACCTATCAGTAGTGAGGACACTGTAACCCTTGCGAGAAGCAATACGTCCACGCTTATCAATGATGGCGTTGTCTGCTATTTCTGCAAACGAAGGGTCTTGAGCAATAGGAGAGTCTTCTGTGTTGACTCCCTTAAACGCTGGTGCTACAAGATTAATGGTACTGAGTTGTTGTGCCATATTAGATAGTCCTAAAGATCATCTCTTCTGGGTGCTTTGCTGCATCAATAGCAATAGCGTCGGACAAGTACTTATCAGCAATAGCAAAGTACTCAGCAGTAGAAGTACCACCTGTCTCACCACGCTCACGAGCAAGTAGTGCTACAGCCAAGTGAATCACAGGTTTCTCTGGTACAAGTAGGTTGTCATCGTTAGCAGTCAACTCAGCTTGTCGCTTGATAACGTCAAACCTAAGTGTCTGAGCTTCAGTAGGACGAGGACTAACAAGTACCTGAGTATCACCACTAGCATCTAGACCGTCAAAGGTATAGTACCTAGGCGCACCTTCGATAACAGGGTTGATGTACAGTTGCTCGTTAAACCAGTCTTTTGTTTGGTAGGCTAAGTAGCAGTTTTCAGTGTCATTCAAAGCTGACATTACTTTTACATTGTCGCCACAATCAGTTAGTGAGTACTGACTATCACTAGCAACAGTAGTAACACTTATAGTTGTACGCAACGCAGACCAATCAGTTGACTCTTCTACCATTACTTTAGCGTCGTTAATAAAGTCACCAACCATCTTTGCGTAGGTAGATTCTGTAACGCTTGTTACTTCTTCTTCACGCAAACGGCGCAACACGTTGTTCATTATGTTGAGGTAAGTCATAGGTCAAACATTCCTTTCTTCCGCTTCTGAAGATTACTAACAATTAGACTGTCTAGTTCTCTAAGGTAATCTTTCTTAGGTGGTGCAATAAGTTGTTGTAACTGTACGGGTTGGTAACCTATTGAATATTTAAAATCTTTATAATCGTTAAATAAGCCGCTACGTTTTTTACCAGTGCCAGTGCCATCACCTTCATCTCCTGATCCGGGTTGGGTGCCGGTTCCTGTAGTAGGCGCATCACCTTCACCTTCAGTACCTGTGTCATCTGTGCCTGTAGTAGGCGTATCAGAAGGAGTTTCTGTACCGGGCTGCTCAGAAGTCTCTGGTGCTTCCTCTGTAGGCGTTGGTTGCTCTGTAGGCTGTTCTGTCGAAGGTGTTGGTTCTGTTTCCTCAGTAGGATCTTCAGGCTCTTCAGGCTCTTCAGGCTCTTGTTCTGGCATTGGAGCATCATCGCCGGGAAAGTCTGGAAGATCAGGAAGTCCTAAAATAATGTTTTCATCTTCGATTCTGACTCCTTGATCTGTATACACACCGTCTTCAGGATTTCTTCCTAAATAACCTTCATAAACTGCAGGATCAGCAAGAACATACTCACCTGTTTCATAATCAAGAACATAAACCTGACCGTTTTCAACGCGGAAAAAAGGAGATGGTGTTACTTCTTCTTCTTCTCCTGTTTCAATAGTATCTAAAGGAATAGTATCTCCAGTCTCTGCATCTTCATCGTCAACTGTACTGTCAGTAGGATCTACTACTACTTCCTCTTCTTCAGGCTGATCCTCTGTGGGTTCTCCTTCTTCTTCTGTAGGAGCTTCTTCACCGCCACCACCGGGTTCTTCCTCGGTAGGTTCTTCTTCAACAGGTGGAGGAATGTTAATAACGTAAACAATACCAGTCTCTGGATCGGTCCAAGTACCTGACTCAGTATACTCAGAAGGATCAACATTAGGGAATTGTTCGTTAAAGTCTGCTTCAGATATTGGTACTTGTACTACTTCTGGCTCTTCTTCTGGCTCTGGCTCAGGTGCTGGAGGAGGCTCTAAATCACCGGGATCTCCAGTAGGCTGTTGTGCTAACCATTCTTCATAGCCACCAGCTTCTGCTATTTCTTGAGCTATTCTTTCTAATTCTTCTGCGCTGGAGCCTTCTACAACAGTTTGAAGAGCTTCTATGGTTTCTGGATCAAGACCTTCAATTGTGCCTTGAGTTCCTGCCATAATAGCTACAAGAATGTCAAAAACAGAGTCTTCAAACTCCCCTGTTTCAAAAGGGTCATCACCTTGGTCTGGTAGATCAATGTCATCGTCCATACCAAAAAATCTTGCGTCTAAGCGTTGATCTATTAAACTTTGAGTTTGAGCGTCAGACATTCCCTGCATATTAACAGGGCCACGGGTTAGTCCTTGTTCAAAAGGAGTAGGAATAGTAGAAGTTAAAGCACGACCACCGGCCACGCCTGTCTGCCCTAAAGCTCTTTTTACAGCTTCAATCTGTAGCTCTATTAGCCTACTGCGATCATCGTTGTCAAATAATGACATATTACTTCTTCCAGTTAGCTAGACCACGGAGGCCAAACGATGCCGCTACTGCCGCACCAAGGAAACCTTTGTACCACTCAGGCATAGATTCTAAGGCAGCAAACCCATCCATAACAATAGGAACCATACTAGGGAAAAACGCTAGTACACACGGTATTGAAAACAACA